CTCAAAGCGCTTACCTAACTTCAGTATCAATCGGGTATGAATATACAGATACAACATCTTCACAGGTAGTACAAAAATTACAAACCTTTAATACAAACATTTACCAAGCATGGGGATTTGTTTCTGGAACATTTGAAATACCAGATGAAGATACAGAATTAAGAATGGTAATGGAGTTCACATATGATCAAGGCGGAGTAACTTCTGACTATGTATTTTATGTTAATGGACTTACGCTAGGACAATGGTCTGAAGACTTTAATACCACATCTCTTGGTGTTACCCCAATTTTATTGCCATCTAGCATTCCACTTACAACTTTAGAATGTATTCCTGCAGATCCTTATGGTTTAGGTGGAGATGTTGGATACTATTTAATTTCAGATAATAGTTTAAAGGCTCGTAATACTGCTTTGCCAATGGTATATGGTGCATCAAATATCACAAGACTTAGAGAAAATGGTGGAGAGCCATCACTCATTGTTCCTGGAAAAGGATTTTTAAATAAGGCTGGACAATTTAAAGAATACACTGTTGAATTTTGGATGAGAGCAAACTCAAGCACATTTGCTCCTAAAAGAGTTTTTGGACCAATAGCGTCTACAGATGGTTTGTATATTGAGGGCGGATTTTTAACTTTAGTTATTGATAATAAATTTGCTTCACACTTTGTCGGTGAATGGTTTAGACCAATGCTTATCCATGTTCGTGTTATTAGAAATAATGCGACGGTACTAATAAATGGCGAAGAAGTAATTACGTTAAGCATAAATACAGATACATTAAATTTACCAGACATTACAGATAATACTGGAGACAATCAAGACTGGCTAGGATTCTATGCTTACGATGAAGTAAGTCCAATTGAACTAGACTGTGTTGCAATTTATCCATATTCAGTTGCAGTAAATGTTGCAAAGCGTCGCTGGGTTTATGGACAAGGTGTTTTGTCTCCAGAAGCAATCAACTCTGCTTATGGTGGAACACAGGCTTTTATAGATTATCCATTTGCAGACTATACTGCTAATTATAACTATCCAGATTTTGCAAGGTGGGATCAGGGAACATTTGATAACCTTGTAACAACAGAAACATCAGTAACAACACCAAATTATTCTTTGCCAGAAATCAACACAGGCACAAAAACACTACAAGAACTGTATGATGATAACCAGGCTATTCAAGATCCAAACGATGATACTTTTATAACCTTTAGACCAAATACATCATGGGTATCTGTTCAATCATATTTTAACTTTCCTAGATTTAATATTATTAATGACGGCATTCATAGCATATATGGAGTATTCTCTTCTGATGATCTTTTGACAGAAGAAACTCTTTTTAAAATATATAACCCACTAACAGGTAATTCTTTTAGCATTAGAAAAGATTTAGATGAAATTCACTACTACTTGACATTTAACGGGGTAGAAGAAGAGATTTATACAACAGACATAATTGTAGAAAATGAAAAGTATTCTGCTGGTATTCAAATACAGGCATTGTCTAGTTACTTTGGTGGAAATGTTGCTGCATTCTTTGGTAATCAAAATGGATTAAAGATGTATGTTGGTGGAGACGAAACTGGTAATCATCAGTTTACTGGAAAAATTTATTCTGTAGGTCTTTCAACATCATATAACGCATCTGAGATTGAGAGCCACTTTGAAACAAATGGAACTGCTATTTTAGATAGTTATCTTGCAACAGGTTCTGCAGAATCAGAAAATGCATTAGCACTTCTTGCACACACAGCAAGTTATACACTACTTCCTACAGAAGCATACGATACCTACTATCTAGATATTGGAGTTGCAGGGTACTGGGAAGACTATTTGCCATTATCTTATTTTGGACAGTTTGTTACAAACCAAGATGGCGGATCTTACTATGATTTAGACTTTATTCAGTTTAATATAGGATATCCAAAACCATCTAAACTTTTAGAAGGAGAAGAAACATCTTCTTGGACATATAATGATTTATTCCAAGAATATGGGCATCCTGTTCAACGTACATATGAGAGTCTTGATAACTACCTATTCACTGGCTGGAATAACTACGAAGATATGGAATCTAGATCAATTAAGTTCTATGAGTACGACACATCAGAAGCATCTATCAGAAGTTATCTTACATTCCAATATATTACAGAAGGAGCAAATTCTCCACAATCTGCATTTACGCATATAGAGCCACCTAAAGAAGGATCCATTATTGATATAGCAGACTATACAAACTGGGATGTTACAAAGTTTGAGGTCGTTGATAATACATTAGTATATCCAAATAAAACTGTCGATTTTAATGAATTAGCAATTGTTTATCATCTAGAGTTTAATATTAGAGGTATTTTGACAAAGCCGATTACACTTCGTAGACTTGAACTAGCATCACAGGCATTTAATGATAACTCCTTCAATCCAGTAGGAACAAGATTTGGAGTAGACCTATTTCCATATACCCGTGCTGGATTCTATTATGATTACAAGTCTAAAAATCCATTCAGTATTTATAAAGGAAGCACACCATATCTTTATTTAAACAGAACATCTGGCATTGAAATTCGTGGACAGTATGATCCACTTAAGAGTCGTGGAATTGCAATTCCTATTAATAGCACACTTTCAGATAACTATCGTGTAAGTGCAATGCAGGTATGGATGAGATCAGATCTTGATAAGTTCCCGTTTGTAGAAACAGAACTTTTTGAAATTGAATATAAAGGAGATACCATTAAATTCTTTATGCAGGCTTTAGATCCAGATGGCGCCAGAGCAAAAATATTTGCTACAAGCGTTGCAACTGGAGATACATTTAATGGGCTTGCTTATTATTGGAACGGAACTCTTGTAAGAGAGCCAGTAATGACAGTAAAAGAATGGGGAGTATTGGGTATAGCATTTTCTACATCTCTTAACTTTGATCTATATCTTGGTGGTATTAATCTTAATGGTCCTGTGGTATTTAATAATATTTCTTACTACCAAGCAAATAATCTACAACAGGTTCAAAGTAGCCTTACAAGGCCTTGGCTAAGGGTTGAATCTGACGGTATAACAAACTTTGATTGGGATTACTGGTTAAATAGTTTTACATGGGAAGGCGTCCTTATTATTTCTTCCTCAGAACTCTATGGCGTAAATCCATCAGATGTTTATAAGACATATCTGGGAACAAATAAGATTATTATTGATGATGACGAAGGACTTAGTATCCAACCTAACAATTTAAGTGTATATTCGCAGGTAATTTGGTCAACCAATGTCGCAACACCAGTATAATCTGCTATACTTATGGTATGAGTTCTAAAAATAATCCATTGATCAACCCAAAAACTGGCAAGCCTATTGTAGGCAATGTCCGTCGTAAAGTTATTGAGAAGGACTACAACTGGGGCCTTTATGTTTATAAGAAGGCTGATGGTAAGTGGTTTACTGATGGCAATGGTAGTATTTTAAATATTCCGTCCCTCCGTGGCGATATTAGCCAGATTGCAAAATTGAAACAGGCAGCAGTGCATTATGGAGATGATGGCGAAGGTCAGGCGGTATTCGTAGCAGGACTTACAAGAATTAGCGAAGAAGAGCACAGTGAGCAAATGGATAGGTTTAAGCAAGGACTTATTCCTTCTCTTAATGATCTTGGTGCTATTGATGCTGCACAAAAAACATTAAATACATATGGAAGAGATATATACGAAAATGGATAGAGAATTTGAATATATTCAAGCAAGTCTAAATACTGAGTATACAGATAATAATCAGTTTATAGAAAGTGATCCATTCTTAAAGTCATGGGATCAACTAAAAGACTTGTCTGGAATGGAAACAAACTTCAAGCGTAGAACAACTAGAAACATGGCTAAGTATACTTTGCCATTAGATAGTTATAATCCACGCTACCCAGCAGTTAATCCAACTCCACAATACCTAAATGATGCAAACGCATTTGCCTCTGGTAAAGAAGGCGCACAGTCAAAACAGATTAATCCTGGAACGGTATATCAAAATGGCTATGGTCTATTTGATGTTATTACACCACCATACAATCTTTATGAATTAGCAAGTTATTACGATACATCTTTTGCTAATCACGCTGCTATTGATGCTAAAGTAGAAAATGTTGTAGGTCTTGGATATAAGTTTGATTTAACAGATCGCACAATGCTGCGTTTTGAAATGAATGATGATGATGAGGCTGTTGATCGTGCTCGTCGTCGTGTTGAGCGTATGAAACTAGAAGTTCGTGACTGGCTAGAGTCATTAAATGATGAAGATACATTCCAGCAAACAATGGAAAAATTTTATACAGATGTTCAGGCTACAGGAAATGGATTCCTTGAAATTGGTCGTACAGTAACTGGAGAGATTGGATATGTTGGACATATTCCAGCAACCACAGTTCGTGTTCGTCGTTTACGTGATGGGTTTGTACAGATTATTGGTCAGAAGTTAGTATACTTTAGAAACTTTGGGGCAACTAATATAAATCCGCTTACTGCAGATCCACGTCCTAATGAGATTCTACATTTCAAGCAATATTCTCCACTTAACACATTCTATGGTGTTCCAGATATTTTATCTGCAGTTTCTTCTCTTGTTGGAGACTCCCTTGCTGCTCAATATAATATTGATTACTTCCAAAACAAGGCGGTACCAAGATATATCATTACAGTAAAGGGTGCAAAACTCTCTGCTGATGCTGAAGATAAGATGTTCCGTTTTATGCAAACAGGCCTAAAGGGACAAAATCATAGAACCCTTTATATCCCACTTCCTGGAGATACAGATGGTAATAAGGTTGAGTTTAGTATGCAGCCTATCGAAAATGGTGTTCAAGAAGGATCATTTGAAAAGTATCGTAAACAAAATCGTGATGATATTTTGGTTGCTCATCAAGTACCTATTTCAAAACTTGGTGGATCTGACTCTGCTGCTATCGCTGCTGCTTTATCACAAGATAGAACATTTAAAGAGCAGGTATCTCGTCCAGCACAGCGTCATCTAGAAAAGATTGTAAATAAGATTATTAAAGAAAAAACAGATATTCTTGAACTTAAATTCAATGAATTGACTCTTACAGATGAAATTGCTCAATCTCAGATTATTGAGCGTTATGTCAAAACTCAGGTTATTACTCCAAATGAGGCTCGTGAAATACTAAATATGTCACAACGCCCAGATGGAGATGATCCCTTTATGATGACTCCAAGACAGGCTACTGATGCTAGAGCAAATCTTGCGGGTAACAGAGAAAGAGACGCTGAGAGAACAAATAATAACTCAGATTCTCCATCCACAATTTCTGGAAGAAATCCACAGGGAGAGGGTCGTTCTGCACAATAATATCCACAGGGTATTATAAAGGAATGATATAATTATCTTGCCATGACTATAAATAAAGCACACTGGGTTACTGATGGCGACAATGTTCGCTTTTCAATGCCCATTGGCAAAGTAGATCAAGAACGCCGTATCGTTTCTGGTTTTGCTACTCTAGATAATATAGATAAGCAAGGTGATATTGTCACAACAGAAGCAAGTATAGAGGCATTTAAAAAATTCCGTGGCAACCTTCGTGAAATGCATCAACCCAGTGCCGTCGGTAAGGTTGTTTCTTTTAAAGAGGATCGTTATTTTGATCCACAGGCTAAAAAGTTTTATAGCGGAGTTTATGTTTCTGCATACGTTTCCAAAGGTGCACAGGACACCTGGGAGAAAGTACTTGATGGAACTTTGACTGGTTTTTCCATCGGTGGAAACATCACAAAGTCTGACGACATGTATGATGAAAAAATTGATAAATCAGTGCGTATAATTAAAGAGTACGACTTGCATGAATTATCGCTTGTTGACAACCCAGCAAATCAATTTGCTAATGTTATCTCTATTGAAAAGGGACAACTTGGCGGGTATTTAGCAAAGGCAGTTGTTGATACAGTTTATTGGTGCAAGACAGATGATATTGTAAGGCTTTCAAAAGATTCTGATGAAAGTTGTCCATCTTGTAACACTTCAATGAAAAACATTGGATTTGTTGAAGATCAGGAAGATATCACAACAGTAAAGTTCTTAGTTGATAGTGCAAAAGGCATTAGAACAATTAAGATGACAAAGGAGGAAAATCCTATGACAGAAGAAACAATGGAAGTTGTAGATGCACCAGTTGCAGATGCAGCAGAAATAGTTGAAAATGTTGAGGTTGCTCCAGAGGCTCCAGCAGATGCTGTAGCAGAGGCTCCAGTAGATGCTCCAGCAGAAGTTTCTGCAGAAGCACCTGTTGCAGAGCCAGTGGCAGAATCAGCACCAGTAGCAGATGCTCCTGTTGTTGATAGTGCAGCGGAAAAGTCAGTAGATGCAGTTATTGATACTGCAGCAGAGATTGCAAAGTCTGTTGCTGATATCAATGATTCTATTACTAATGCCTTGAGCAA